CATTTTTAGGTAGTTTGTGTTTCTTACCAAACTCTCTAATTTCTTCTGGCGACATATCACTTTGAAATGCGTCTTGTCTATCTTGTATAACTTGGTCGCCTGTATCAATGATAGATTGTATACTATCTTCAATCTCATCTAATTTGTTTCTTATCATAGATTGTAGATTGTCAACATCATCATTTGATAAATCTCTTAATTCTTTATAATCAATTATATCTCTTACCAGTTCTCCTTTGACAACATCTAACTCCATAACTTTCTTACCGAAGTCGTCCATATATTTTTCTTTGTCAAATTGTTCTTTCTCTGGTCTTCTGATAAATTTATTATTCTGTACATCAAATACGCCATCTGCCATACTATCATTTTTCTCTTTGACAGCAGGGTCAACTATTACAAAATAGTTGATTGGGTGTTTTGTACCTGGTATTAATTTACCATTTACATCTTTTAAATTCTTTCTTAATGCTTCTAACGCAGCTTCTCTTTCACTTTCAGGTACATCAAATAATATATTAATATCTAAATCTGCGTCATCACGGTATCTCTTTGTTAAGATAGAACCTATTAATGAATACTTTTTGATTGGGTGATATTCTGCAAATTGTTTTAGTTGAGCGTCTATCATATCTCTAACAACTTGTTTTAGTTTAGGATTGTTTGTATCTGCATTGTCAAACACTCCTGGTGCATATCTCTTTCTAGGAATATCTATTATTGATTCCTTGACATCATCAACTATCTTCTTCTTCTTTTTAAGAAGTTCTTTTACATAGTTTCTGTAATATGCGTTTTGAAAATTATCTGGCATTTTGTCTCTTTAATCGTAGTTCGTTTTCTATCCACTTTTTTGCTACATAATTTTGTACAGGAACATTAATTAATCTCCTTACTTGTTTATATACTTTTAATAGTTCATCTTCTTTTGCGTCATTGTTATCAACGACTATCATATTTCTCATACCAAACATATTTTGAAACTTACCGATATTATTTTGAACGGTGTTCCAACTTTTTCTTGTTATATCTTCAGGCACGCTTCTAGTTCTAACTCTATTTCTTTGTAATGCAACTTCTAAACTAGTGTTTACAAATACCATATAAGTGTCATAACCTAACATCTGTAGCATACTTCTTTGTCTATTAATTACATTATAATCTCTACCTGTTGCGTCTATAACTAAACCTAAACGACCTCTAATATATCTGTCCATTTGGTCGCCTGTAATTTGTTTTGCTCTTTGTCTTAATGGGTCTCTAGCACTTGCTTCACTATCAGGCATTTTTAGTGATAGACCTGCTTTTTGTAAATATCTTTCAAATCTTATATCGGAGTTAACCATCTTTAAACCCATACCACCAGTTGCTCTGTTGGTTACATAAGTCTTACCAGAACCAGGACCACCTGCAAGAAAAAATGCTTTAAATATTCCTGGGTCGTAAACACCTTCTTGTATTATTTGTTTAAATTGTTTCATACTTTATAGAGAGTATATTTTAAAGTTAACTCTTCTCCTTTTTTAATATCTTTTAATGTTTGTAAATAGTATTTACCATCTACTTCTATCTTCTGACAATTAGGTTTATCACTATGATTTAAGAAACCACCTAAAGGTGTTCTATAAATTTCTCTACCTAGACTTAAATGTGATATTCCTAAGTCTGTCATCTTATCAATATTTTCTACTGCGAATATACCAAAACCTTCTATTGGTGATAATTTAATAGTTAAGTTATCTGGTAAAGGTCTATATTTCATTTTGTATTTCCTTTATAATATCTTTCGCAATATCACCAGGTTCTTTTCCTTGTGCTTTAATACTAATAAAGCCTGGTTTTGTTTTGAAGTAATCAATCGCTGGACCTGTTTCTTTTTTGTACAAGGCAATTCTATCAGATATAATATCTGGTTTATCATCAGCTCTTCCTCTCTTTGTTAATCTTTTAATTACTTCTTCTTTATCTACATCTAAAAATACAACAACATCATAACCGATACCAAACTTTTCCATATCTCTTACTTGTTGCATATATCTAGGATATCCATCTAATACATATCCTTTTGTTGCACTTGCAACTTCTTTTCTAATTAGTTTTAAAACTATATCGTTAGGTGCAAACTTACCTTGGTCTAATAAGTTCTTAATCTTTTGACCATCAGGACCACCTTTATCAATTTCTTTTCTTAATAAACCACCTGGGTATATATGTTTAATACCAAAGTGTCTTATAATGTATTCAGAATAAGTTGACTTACCTGAACCAGGCCCACCCATAATAACTACACGAACCATCTTCGCTTCTTTTAGAAAATTGACAAATGTTTGTACCATATATTATCCTATTAAAAACATTATTAAGATACCTATTGCCAATCCTTCTAACCACGCTAGATAAACTGACTTAACAGGATTAGTTCTAATAAAATTAAATTTCCAATCTATAACTTCTCTTAAAAATTTTTTCATTATCCTTTTACCCAATCTTTAGCGATAGTAAAGTTTGCTCTACTAAACTCTAATCTATCTACTAATTTAACTACATTTCCTATCTTATCTGTCGCAACAAATCCTTCAGGTGCGGTAACTCTATAACCACTATCGGTTCTAATAAAGTGACCAACACTTTGTATTTGTGCTAACTTTTGCAATATTGTATTCTTTGCCGTTTGCAAAGTCATATAAGTTGCTATAGCAAAATATAGTGCTTGTTTATTTCTATCAATAAATTTTAAATTGTTATCTCTTGCAACAATATATTTTTCTTTACCTCTAGCAGTTTTCTTACTATCTATTTCTGCCTGTATAAAGTTCTCATAATAATCTCTAAATCTATCTTGTAGTGTTCTAACACTACCCATACCACCTTTACTATCTCTAATAACAGAATTAAAAAATGTCTTTAATCTAAAACCAACTGACAACTGGTCATTACTATCAAACAGATTTAATAAAGGTCCTGCCTTTTGTAAACTACCTTCTGCCATTCTTAATTGTGCATTAAACTTAGCAACTTCTGCTCTACTCATTGTTGCACTACCACTTGTATCTTTGTATTGTGCTGACGGAACAAACACACTAGCAGAATTGATACCTCTTACATAACCGAAACTTGCATTTAAACTATCCATTGCATTACCATTATATTGAGTATGAAATACAATACCTAGTCTTGCTCTTGCAACTTTTCTACCAGCGCTACTATCAACTGGTAAAGCATATGTAATTGTGTTAGGTGTAAAAGAAATCATAGATTGACCATCTATACTTACTACTTTTTTGTCATCACTAGTAAATAATAAATCGCCTTGTAAGATACCTCTTATACCTAACTTTTTTAATTCTCTTAAACAGACTTGAAGTTTAGACGCAACAGGACCACTATGGTTTCTGTTTATGTCTGAAACGGTATAATTGATTTTGGGAGTTCTATTGAATACAGATTTTGTGCCAACAAAGAATTTGTTGTTTTCAGGATTGATACCACAAACTATGGCAGGTGCACCGTCCCATTTAACGGTTACATTTACTTTCTTGCTTGAATTACCTACAAGCATTTTTTGTAAAGACTTTAAAAATGCAACTGCATTTCTGCCACCTTTAGCGCCGTCATTTATAATACTATCTTCTAAATGCTCTAGGTGTGTATTCGTACCCGAGCTTGAATATCCTTTAAAACTAAACATTTTTGTCCTTCATTTTTTCCATATACAAATAAACTATCCATCAATATAATACTCACTTCGTCTCTTATATTTATAAGACTATGACACTTTTACAAAGAAACTAGATAAATCAGTATTACTACTTGCATATCTGATTATATCAGTAGCAATAGCGTTTCTTTGAGCACCTGTGCCAGACATAAAAGTGTCTAAAAATAGTAGACACATATTCTTTGAGAAGATAAAACCACCTTTAAGTTCTAAACATTTTGCAATAAATGTTTTTACATCAACAGGATTCTTTGCATATTTTTTATATAAAACATACATATCGTTTAACTTCACTTGATTACTAGGTGTTTCTCTCCAACCTTTACCTTTAAAACCACCACCTATACTTCGTCTCATATGTTTCTCACAATAGAAGTTTAGATTACCACCACCAATCTTACCACCAGCAGCAGCTATACCTTTAATTTCTCCTTGCCAACTTGAAGTAGAATTAAATGCTCTAAATTGTACTTCACCTGTACCTATTTTAAAATACATATCAACACTAGAAAAGAAGTCATTGTTTCTTCCAAAAGTAAAACCTTTAAAGGTATGTGTTATTTCTTTTGTTCTAGTAGGTTGATTAAATTCTTTTAGTGTAACCGTATTACCTAATTTCTTTAGTGAGATACCTAATAAAAATGTTTTAGGACTTCTCATACGACCTGCTTTATTTAATACTGCTTGATTAATAACAGACCAATCTTCTGTAAATTCTTTTAATGGATCACTCGCAGGACTCATTGTTGTCATCCATATATCACCAGGATTCCATTTATCATCTGAAAACGAACCTGGTGCCTGTGGCATTTTACCATCTTTTTGTGCTTGTGCTTTATCCATTCTCGCAACTTCTTTTTTGGCTGCATATACTTTTGCCATAAAAGGACTACCTCTATGAAAGTATACTGCACCTTGCACTTTGTTTTTATATTTTAGATATACTGCATTTGCACTTTTAATAAATGTATCAGATTGTAACCAATCTTCAGGACATCTATCTTTAAATGCTTTGTATCCTACGGTTGCTTGTACATACCTTGAAGCCTTTTCCATATTCTTATCTGTAATATCAGCAGAAGTAATAGGTCCTCTTTTAACATTAAAGGCAAGTGAACAATAATAACATTGACCACTCTCGGTAACTGCGGTCACAGCTGCACCACCACCAGAACCACCACCTCCTCCGAAGAGTGGCGATTTATATATCTTCGTAATAGGAATAACTTCTGTTTTATTTCCTGTATCTGATTTACAAACGATTGAGAAAGGATAGGTATTAGGTTTACCTTCTATTGATATACCTGTAAGTTTACGACCAGAAGAAGTCCTACCTTCTACAAATCGTTCCTTATTCTTTATCATAAGTTCACATATAGCAAATCTAGTCTTGCCTGCGTACTTACCATTCTTTGAGACATACGCTTTGCCGTCTCTAATAAAATCGTTTTTTCCTAATGTTGCCATTTAATTCTCCCAAGATATACTGACAATATTTATTAATCTTTGTAAGAACAAAGAAAGTGAGGAATACCACCATTGACTTCCCAAACTCTATGTTTGTTTTGAAATCTAACAAGTGCTCTTGCGTCTTTTTCAAAGAAGTAATCTTTGATAATAGTACCAGTAGGTTTTTCTATAACCCTCCAGTATATCTTACCTCTCTTCTTTACCATAGATTTAGTGTAGTGTAGTTTTTCACCTTTCTCTAATGGTCTTGTTCCTTCTTGTCTTGTTTTGTTTATTGCTTTTTTACGAGGCATAAATTTAAACTTTGAAGTCAGAAAACTTATCGTATGGGTCAACTTCAACTTCTTTCTCCTGATTGGCGTCTACTATGTTTTGTGCTTTTTGTTCTACATCATACAATCTCATTTTACTTCTATCAACGCCGATTATAAAAGAACGATTGATTGCAGGATCACTATATCTGTTTTTAAGTTGTTTAACTTTCATTTGATTTAATTGGTCTAGTTCTTCGCTAGTCATTAATGCAAACATAAAATCAGCAGTAGCAGGTAGACCAAAACTTTCAGAAGTATCTTCTAATCCAATATCAGTAGATACGAAACCACTTCTTGTTGTTTGTGTTGCTGTGAATATAGGTAATTTAAACTCAACAGCAAGACCTCGTAATTCTTCTGCGATTGCTTTGATATAAAAATAAGATGATATATTACCACCTTTAAATCTACTAGAGGCACATATATTTAAATAGTCTATAAACACAACGTCAGGTATAAAATCTTTTTTCAAAGATAACTCATTTATTAACGACCTGAAATGACCTGCGTGTGCTGACGCAGTAGGATATTCTTTAATAATTAATTTACCTGATGTTTTACTATTTATTTTTTTCACTCTATCATCATATAATTGTTTAGGCATTGAGTGTAAATCATCAATAGTTACATCTAATAAGTTAGCGTCTATTCTTTCAGCAATTCTTTCTTCAGCCATTTCTAAAGTAATATACAATACATTTAGTCCTTCATTTAAAAAATGACTAGCACAATGACACATAAACAAAGATTTACCAACACCGGTACCTGCTAATGCAATATTCAATGTTTTTGCTGGTATACCACCTTTGGTAACTCTATTCATATAATCAAGGTCAAATTGATACCTTTTTTCTTTTGTATGATACCATTCGTATCTATTTTCTGCGTCATCTAGGTAATCGTGACCAATATGATTGTCAAAAGAAACTGCTAATGCGTCTGATAAAATACCAGGTATTGCCTCTGGTGTTTTAGTCTTATCTTTATTATCAAGTATTTTAATACCACTCAATACTGCATTATGCACGGCTCTATCTTTACACCACTTTTCAGTAGTATCTAATAGCCATTGTTCATCTGTTTCTAAATCTGTAATAGTATTAACATAATCTTTTAGTTGAGTATGTTCAGTATCGTTAATATCTTTTCTTGAATTTATCTCAATTAATATTGCGTCTTTTGTAGGTACATTATTATACTTTGTAATAAAATTAAATATAGTTGTGAATATAACTTGTTCTAATCTGTTTGTAAAATATTCATCTTTAATAAAAGGTAATACTTTTCTAGCAAACTCTTCTTTATGAAACAAATTACATAGTATTGTATGTTCTATTCTATCACTTTGCATTTTTTATATTACCTGCTTTCAATTGTTCATCTAATAATTCAATCAATATATCACCAATGTAATCAATAAACTCTTGATTCTCATACAACACTTGGTCAGTTGGATTTAATGCTACGGTGTAATCAAACTTCATAGGTAACTTACCATCTTTTAGTTCGCTTTCAGGTGCGAAAGAAACTTTACCATAATGATAAATTGTGCCTTTAAATTTTCCCTCTAATAATTTTATACAGGAAAATTCATCGCCTTCTTTATGAGCAAAGG